AAGCCTTCCTAGAGGCTATCCCGCGCAGGGTGCATCTGGTTCCGTTCTGGGATTGCGATTTTATCCATGAGGCGCATGACAGTGGATTGCCAAGAGGGTTCATCCAGAACTCAATTGAGATGCAGGTGATGATCCGGTCACTGGATTGGCTAACCGAGGCTAACAACTACAAAGTAAGTGGTCGCTATCAGTTGACGGATGACTTCAATCCAGGGTCGCACGATCCAGAAAAACTGGTGTTCAAGCGCAGGATTCCGACAGGATTCAGCCTGGAGGAATGTGGAACATCACATATGTATATGACCCGGTGCTATGGCATTCCAAGCACACAGATTCCGACATTGGAACTGGCGCTGAAACGCTCACTGGCATTCCATTGGAGTCAGTGGAAGGATAAAAAAGTCTTTGACATTGAGCATGGATTGTTCAAATTCCTGCCGGAGACAAGCATCCAAGAAGTTGATACCATGGGGGTTATTGGCCGTATTGGGCACTTAGAACACATCGTCGAGGACTGAAATGCCGATCACCAGCAAGCAGCAGCAGCGTCTTATGTACGCGGCAGCCGGTAGCAAGAAGGTTGCAAAAGAGACAGGTGTTCCTCAGAAGGTTGCCAAGGAAATGATTGAGGCAACTCCCGCCAAAGCCTACAAAAAGATGCCAAAGAGGGCGAAATGAACGGTTGTCCAGTCTCTACGCAGGATCAGAAGGTCAATGATCGGAACAAGGCTGAGGCTGAGTCAAAGGCCGGTTATACCGAGACAGAAGACGATGAGATGAGTTGTGGGAACTGTGCGCGGTTCCTGCAAACCCCGGAAATGATCGAGTGCATGGTTGCTGGTCTGCCAGAGGAAATGCAGGAGATCGTTGACGAGGACGACATCGGCTACTGCGCTCGATGGGACTTCCGGTGTTCAGAGGATTATGTGTGCGACCGTTGGTTGTCCGGTGGTCCTGTTAAAGGCATGACTGAGAAGCACAAAATCATGCTGAAAATGGCAAAGATGATGGAAGACGAATGAAACCAGTCTGGGATAAACCTCGGCCTAAGTCTGCTGGCAAACCTGATCCGCTGTCGAAGAAGCAGAAGAAGTCTGCTAAGGCAATGGCGGCTGCTGCTGGCAGACCTTACCCTAATCTGGTGGACAACCTTAGAGCAGCAAAGAAGAAATGAAGTCACCTGCATGGACTCGCAAGGCCGGTAAAAGCCCGTCTGGTGGACTGAACGAGGCTGGTAGGAAGTCTTATGAGCGAGCTAATCCTGGAAGCGATCTGAAGGCTCCTGTTAAGGCTGGTGACAATCCGCGCAGGGCATCATTCCTGGCTAGGATGGGTGGTATGCCTGGGCCAGAGTTCAAGGACGGAAAACCAACCCGTCTGCTGCTGTCACTGAGAGCATGGGGTGCGTCATCCAAGGCAGACGCTAAGGCTAAAGCTAAGGCTATCAGCGAACGCAATAAGGGCAAGTGACATGGATGTCAGCCAGCTACTCCGCGCATTGGGACTAGAACAGGCTTACGGGGCATACCAGCGCAATATTGGTGAGCCTTTTGCTGCTATTGCTGGTGGTATCGGTAGAGGTTATCTAGGGCTTGACAAACCTCAGTACGGTGGATTGTTGGCAGAAGATATGTACAGAACTGGTCAGGCACTGGGCAGTATGCCTGGGATCGGAGCGCCAGCAGGAGCTTTTTCCGTTGGTGCTAAGGCTGCTGCACAGGTTCCGAGTTTGCTGGCTGATGCTGTGCAGATGATGAAGGCTAACCCGGAAGCTGGTCTGCTTGCGTTGACTGGCTATCATGGCAGTCCACACAGATTCAGCAAGTTTGATGCAAGCAAGATTGGTTCTGGTGAGGGTGCTCAGGCTTATGGGCATGGATTGTACTTTGCTGAGTCTCCAGGGGTGGCTAAAGAGTACAGGGACAAACTTTCAACAAATGTTACGGTAGATAACAAAAAATTACAGACAATACCTTCAGATAGTCCGATGGCAGAAGCTCATAACATGATAGTCAGAAATATGCAGACTGGAATGTCTGCAACAGAAGCTATTGCTGCTACAAATAAATACTGGATAGATGCCGCAGATGAAATGCTTGGTTTCGCAGAATCTAATCCAGGGCTTGTTGAAAGGATTAGAAAAGAGGCGGCAAGCAGAATGGAAGTCGCCAACGTTGCAAAGTCTTTGAAACCGGAAATTTTTTATAGAGATCCAGGGTCTTTTTACACAGTAGACATACCAGACGAGATGATTGGCAAGATGATTGACTGGGATAAGCCTCTTAATCAGCAACCAAAGTTTGTGCAAAATGCGTTGAACAAATTGCCGGATGATGTAAAAAAACATATCGGCATTGGAAAATATGACGACCTAAAAGGTGGCGCAGATATTCTTCAACCGCTTGGTGGTCTTATTGGTGACAAAGAGGCTGCGAATATGCTGCGCCAAGCAGGGATTCCTGGTGTCCGGTATTTAGACCAAGGATCACGAGGGTCAGGAAAAGGGACTAGCAATTTTGTCGTGTTTCCTGGAGAAGAAGAAGCAGTGCGTATCTTGAACGTCGAATGATCGTAAACCACGATCCATACTGGCATTGTGTGATAGATGACTTCTTCACCAATCCAGATCAGCTAGCAAAAGAGTTCCCAGATCCAGACGATCCATGCTGGTTTCGGTATGACAATCCACTAGAGGTCAAGCGTACCTGTAACGACTGGCACAGATTCCCACCAGAGACATACAAGACCTTTGCTTGGTTAACCAGCGACAAGTTCACACAGAACCTAGAATCGATGGTAGACGAGGATCTGTTCGCTGACCAAGGACTACACGGTGGTGGTTGGCATCAGCACAGCAGAGGAGGGAAGCTCAATGTTCACCTGGACTACAACATACATCCAAAGCTACATCTACAACGTAGGCTTAACCTTATTGTTTACCTGTCTCCTGCATGGGAATCGTCCTGGGGTGGTGGGTTGGGCCTGTACCAGGACAGCAGAACTCTTGCAAAGGTCATTGAGCCGAAGTTCAACAGGGCAGTGATCTTCGACACTAGAGGCTCATGGCATGGACTGCCTGATCCAATCAAATGTCCTGCTGATGTAACCAGAAACTCAATCGCTGTATACTATTTGTCTGAACCGGCAACAACCACAGACAATCGTAAGAGAGCATTGTTTGCACCAACACCGGAGCAGATGGGTGATCCAGAGATCGAAAGGCTGATTAAGGATCGAGTGAAACCGATGACCCGTTAGGAGTCGGAATGATAGAGAAGATTGGAATCGACAAGCTGATTCCATACGCCAGGAATGCGCGTACACACTCGGACGAGCAAGTTGCCCAGATTGCTGCAAGCATCCGAGAGTTTGGGTTCAACAACCCTGTACTGATAGCAGACGACAACAGCATCATTGCCGGTCATGGCAGGGTGATGGCTGCTCGAAAGCTAAACCTATCAGAAGTGCCTTGTATCAGGTTGAGTCATCTTTCAGAGACGCAGCGCAAGGCTTACATCCTGGCTGACAACAAGCTCGCGCTAAATGCTGGGTGGGATGACAACCTGCTGTCGATTGAGCTTGCAGACCTGAAGGACTTGGGATTCGACACAGACCTGACTGGATTCTCGGCAGATGAGATTGCCGCGCTGATGCCGGTAGAGGTAACAGAAGGGCTGACGGACGAGGACGAAGTTCCAGAGGTTCCGGTTGATCCGGTTACGAAACTGGGAGATGTGTGGCTGCTTGGCAAGCATAGGTTGATGTGCGGGGATAGCACCAGCGTTGATGCGGTCGATAAGTTGATGGGTGGCGAAAAGGCCGACATGGTGTTCACCGACCCGCCGTACAACATTGATTATCAGGGGGTCAAGGATCGTCGGGAAAAGATTAAGAACGACAAGATGTCAGATCCAGATTTCTTGGACTTCTTGATGCAGAGCCTTATGCCCTGCGAGGTGATGTACGTTTGCTGCTCTTGGCAATACGCCCATCTTTTCAAGCAGGCGATGCATCAGATTGGCCACCCGGCCAAGGCAATGATTGTCTGGGACAAGATAAATCCAGCTCAGCACCTTGACCTTTATTATAAACAGCACGAAATCATCTTCTATCACGGCCCGTTCGGAGGGAATAAAACCGTGCGAGGTGATGTTTGGCAGATCAAGCGACAGCAGAACACGGTTCATCCTACGATGAAGCCTGTGGAGCTGATTGAAATTGCCCTATCCGATCACTCCGGTAGGAAGATCGTTTATGACAGTTTCGGCGGATCAGGGTCGACCATAATCGCAGCAGAGAAAACAGGACGCATTGCCAGATTAATGGAAATAGACCCCAAGTATTGCGATGTAATTGTAAAACGCTGGCAAGACTTCACCGGCAAGCAGGCAACGCTAGAGGCAACAGGTGACACTTTTAATACACTTTCGGATATAAAAAATGCAAGGCAAGCGGCATAAACCAACAGACGAGGATCGTCGGCTAGTCAAGACGCTATCCGCTGTCGGGGTGCGCTATGTTGACATTGCAGACAAGCTAGAGATTGACCACGATACACTCACCAAGCACTACAAGAAGGAACTGACTGAAGGTCGAATGGAGGCGAATGCCGCGGTCGCTCAAACACTGTTCCAGCAGGCCAAAGCAGGAAACACTACCGCTATGATCTTCTGGCTCAAGACTCGAGCCGGATGGAAAGAGAAACAGGTTGTCGAGCATTCTGGTATCGATGGTGAGCCAATCAAAACAGCAGCAATCCTAGAGGTGGTCGGAGTTGAGGCAGAAGGTCGAGATTCCGAATAAGCTCTTACCGCTCTTTCAGCCAAAGCGATACAAGATCCTTCATGGTGGACGAGGATCTGGTAAGTCCTGGTCGATTGCCAGAGCACTTGTAGCGTTAGGAGCCACAAAGCCTATCAGGGTGCTGTGTGCTCGAGAGACGCAGAAGAGCATCCAGGAGTCTGTCCACAGGCTGCTGAAGGATCAGATTGATCTGCTGAACCTCGCTGAGTTCTACGAGGTCCAAGAGACAAAGATCATCGGCAAGAATGGGACAGAGTTCACATTCGCAGGTATCCGTCAGCAGGGTGTTGCAAATCTTAAATCGTACGAAGGTACAGATGTCTGCTGGGTGGAAGAGGCTCAGGTTGTCAGTAAACGATCCTGGGACATCCTGATTCCGACCATTCGCAAGCCAGGGTCAGAGATATGGGTCAGTTTCAACCCAGAACTGGATACCGATGAGACGTTCACCCGGTTTGTAACGCATCCACCTGCTGAAAGCTGGGTCTGTCAGGTCAACTGGTCAGACAACCCGTGGTTCCCGGAAGAGCTAGACAAAGAGCGCAGAGACTGGCTAGACAGAGATCCGACTGGGTATCTGACAGTCTGGGAGGGTCGATGCAGACCTGCTGTAGACGGTGCGATCTACGCAAATGAGATTGAGGCTCTACAGCGAGAAGGCCGGATTAGGTCTGTTCCATACGATGCAACACTGAAAGTCCACACTGTCTGGGATTTGGGATGGAACGACTCCATGTCGATCATCTTTGTCCAGAAGGTTGCGTCAGAAGTCAGGATCATTGACTTCATCGAGGACTCTCATCGAACCATTGACAGCTATGTCATGGAGATCGAGTCGAGGAAATGGAGATGGGGAACAGACTTCATCCCGCACGATGGAGCAAACAAGAACTTCCAGACCGGTAAGTCCACCCAGAACCTGCTAGAAACGCTTGGAAGGCGAGTTACTGTGCTGCCAAGGGGTAACCCAGAGGAAGGTATCAGAATCGCTAGGATGGTCTTTCCAAGGGCTTATTTCGACGCTGACAAGACGATGGAACTTGTAAACCATCTCAAACGGTATCGCAGGGCTATCAATCAGGTCACGCAGGAGGCTGGTGCGCCACTGCATGATGAGCATTCTCACGCTGCTGATGCATGGCGTTATCTTGCAGAGTCACTGGAAATGATGTCCAATGACGATTGGGGTAAACCGATTAAACATAGTGCAAAATGGGTGGTTTGATGCTAGTTCCGCAGGGAAACATCGTTCTACGTCGAGATTTTGACCAAACCATTCACGAATTGCGTGAGCGCATTCGCCAGTTGGAGCAAGAGATTGCTGCGCTGAAACAGGCAGATCCTCAACCCAAACGGCAATACACTCGCAGGGCAGAGGTGCAAAATGGATGAAGGTAGGCTCAAGGGCATTCTGTCGTCTGAGATCGATGACGCTATTGGCTATCTCGACACAGAGACTTCCGCTGAACGCGCTAAAGCGATGGATTACTACCTCCGCAAGCCGTATGGCAACGAGGTAGAAGGTCGATCACAGATCATCACCGCTGAGGTTGCAGAGGCTATAGACGGTGCGTTGCCAGATCTGATCCGGGTATTCACTCGCGCTGATGACATCATCCAGTATGAGCCTGTTGGCCCAGGTGATGAGGAAGGTGCGAAGCAAGCAACGGACTACGCAAACTGGGTTTTCTACAAGCAAAACCCAGGTTTCACCATCCTGCATCACTGGTTCAAGGATGCACTGCTTCAGAAGACCGGGACAGTCAAAGCGTATTGGGATGAGAAGCTGGATGTGATCGAGGAGGTTTACAAGAACCTCTCAGAGATCGAACTTGCACTGTTACTGGCAGACGGAACCAGACAGGTTGTTGCAGAGCAGATCGAGGAAGTCGAGGTTGACGGTCAGGTCATGCAGACGCGCAGCGTTGTCGTCCAGCAGCGCAACAAGATCGGTCGCGTTGTCGTGGAGAACGTACCTCCGGAAG